TTTCTACTGATCCCAAGACAGCAGTAGAGAAAGCCATGGATTATGTCAACAAGTCAGGTGACACTTACCCTCTTGACACATCATATGCTGATGAAAGCCTCAACGACATCATCAGAAGAAATCAAGATCAAATCGAAACTGACAACCTCAGAAGAAAAGAAAAGAACCTTGCTAACTGGATCGTAACTTCTAAAGAGTTAATTTCTCAAGGCAAAAATCCTTTTGATAAAATTTGGTCAAATGGTCATGTAGTAGGTCATTATTTTCTTGATGACATGTCTCAAGAAAGCATCAACTACTGGGCAAATCTTACTGAGTACAAAAGTGAGATTCATGAAGCCATGAGCAACATATGTAAGCCACAAGCTATTTACATTCCTAAAAATGCCAACAAACATTTTGGTTCTGTTGGTGACAAGGTTACTGTCAAAGCCTTTGTTCTAAGCCAAGATCATTATGAAAATGGTTTTGGTTACAACAATTATTCTGTAAAAATAAAATACATTACAGAAAATGGTGAAAGGCTAGTAACCAATGGTGGTGATGGAACTAAGTTTAATGAAGCTATTTGGAATTCTGTTAATACTTGGGTTGAGCTTGAGGCTACTGTTAAAACACACAACGAGTTTACCCCAAAGGTTGACTATACAGAGGTTTGCGAAAGAACTGGTGAGTATATACACAAAGAAAAAGATGGTGACAAGACTTGGAATACCACTTCACTTATTAGACCAAAGTTAATTGAGTCTGTCACACAAGATGAAGAGGTAGCCTAATGAACCCATAAAACTTAAAACATTCTATTTGCTAAATCATGCTCCAAGGAGTATGATTTTTAGTATCTAGGATATTTTAACTTGTTCTACAGACTGACCTAGCAGACAAGCCAAGACAGTAGAACTTATTTCCTTGGAGGAAATTATGGCTAAATCAACTTTTTCAGGTCCAGTCAAATCATTGGCAGGATTTATTTCAGCAGGTAACGCTAATGTCGTTAGCTTAACTGCCGATACTACTTTAACAGTAGCATCACATGCAGGTAAGGTTCTTGTATGTAACGATGCTGATGGTAAATTTACACTACCTTCAATCGTAACAACTGCTCCTGATAGTAATGACGACCCAAATCAATTAAACAACCTTGGTGCTACTTTTACATTTATCGTAGTAACAGCGGCAACTGATATGGACATTCTTACCGATGGCACAGATAAGTTTGTTGGTGGGTTATACACAGGTGTAGATGATGCAACAGGAAAAACTTTTATTTCTGCTTCAGCTAACGATGTAATCACTATGAATGGATCAACTAAAGGTGGACTTGTAGGTAGTATTGTAAAATGTACTGCTATGGCAACTGCTAAATATGCTGTAGAAGGCATTATTTTAGGTTCAGGAACCATAGTCACACCATTTGCTAATAGTTAATAGTAGGAGCTTATTATGGCTGATGTAGTAACATCACAAACCATTCAGGATGGGCAACGCAAGGCGATTATGAAATTCACCAATGCCAGTGATGGCAGTGGTGAGTCTGCAGTAAAAAAAGTTGATGTATCAGCTTTAAATTCAAACTCAGCAGGCGTTGCCTGTACTTCAGTTGCAATCGCAAAGGTATGGTGGGCAACAACAGGTATGGGTGTCAAAATTGATTTTGATGCCACTACCAATGTTTTAGCTGTAACCTTACCTGCTGATTCAACTGGTGACGAGTATTACGATGATTTTTCAGGTATTCCAAACAATGCAGGCAGTGGTGTAACAGGCGATCTTGATTTCACCACAGTAGGTCATTCTAATGGCGATACTTATGTCATTATTCTTGAATTAATTAAAAACTATGGATAGATGGCAACATCAAGCAGTAAAAATTTTGAACCTGATGTAGGTGAATTTGTAGAAGAAGCATTTGAACGATGTGGTTTAGAGCTTCGCACAGGTTACGATCTTAAAACAGCACAAAGAAGTCTTAATCTTCTGTTAGCAGAATGGGCTAACAGAGGATTAAACCAGTGGACTATCACCCAAAAGACTGTGGCTATGGTTACAGATACCACTTCTTACAACATAGACACTACTAATAGCACTGCACCCATTGATGTTTTAGATGCTTTTGTTAGAGAAACCATTGGTTCTGATGTGACTGACATTGCTATGGCTAGAATTAGTCGTTCACAATACTCAGCTATACCTAACAAAGCACAAACAGGTAAGCCTAATCAGTTTGTTATAGACAAACAACTATCTCCAACCATTAGTGTTTATCCAACACCTGATAAGTCTGCAACATACACTGTGTACATGAATGTGCTTACACGCATGGATGATGCTGATGTAGGTGCTAACACCATGGATATGCCTTATAGGTTCTATCCATGTTTAGCGGCAGGTCTTGCCTATTACATATCTCTTAAGAAAGCACCTGAAAGAACACCTATGTTAAAACAGTTGTATGAAGAAGAGTTTTTGCGAGCCATGAATCAGGATGAAGAAAGAGCTTCGTTTCGTGTTAGCCCTGATCTAAGGAGTTATAATTCAGCCTAATGAGTGCGTTTGCAAGTAATAAAAATGCTTATGGAATTTGTGATATAACTGGTTTTCGTTACAAATTAATAGACATGAAAAAAACATGGAATGGTCTTTTGGTAGGACCTGACCAGTTTGATCCTAAACATCCACAGATAGAACCAAGAAATGTAGCTACCGATCCTCAAGCATTACAAGACCCAAGACCTGAAACAGCAGACGATAACAATTTTTTTACAGTTTACACCAATGTTGGCTTAGGTAAGTTAGGCACACAATTAACTACTTTTGAAGTAGCCTGTGGTGTAGGTTCTGTTACTATTACAACATCATGAGTTTTACATACGCAACATTAAAGACAGCAATAGGAGATTATTTAGAATCTGCTGAAACTACTTTTACCAATAATTTACCTACTTTTATTAAAGAAGCAGAAGATAGAATATTAAAATTTGTTGAATTGCCTGAACAAAGAAAGAATGTACAAGGTCAAACCACAGCAAACACAAGATTTTTAGCTTGTCCTAGTGATTTCTTAGCTCCTATGAGTTTAGCTGTCGTATCAAGCAATACTTACACTTATCTTGATTTAAAACACGCTTCTTTCTTAAAAGAGTACAGCCCAACAACAACTGTGACAGGTCAACCTAAATATTACTCAATCTTTAGCCAAGACTCTTTTTCTCTTGCACCTGTACCTGATGCAATTTATACAGTAGAATTACATTACTTATATAAACCAGCTTCATTGACAAGTGGTAGTGACAGTGGAACGACAGTTCTTAGTACAGATTATCCTGATGCTTTACTCTATGGAAGTTTAGTTGAAGGTGCAATTTTTCTCAAAGAGACTCCTGATGTCATTGCTCAGTTTGAAGCAAGATTCAAAGAGGCAATCATGAGAATGAAAAACTTATCAGAAGGTAGAGATACTAGAGACGAATACAGATACGATAGCCTACGCTCAGTAGTATCGTAATGAAACCAATTAAATCGCTCAAGGGCAAGAGAGTTGCCTTGTTAGGTCTTGGCATATCACAAATAGATTATGTGATTGGCAAAGAAAATGGTAAAGAATGGGATGAAGTTTGGGGTATAAACTCAGCTTGTAGTGTTTTTAACTTAGATCGTTTGTTTATGATGGACCCTGCTAGTCGATTCTTAGACAGTGATGATGCAGGCAAACAAACTTTGGTTATGCGTAAGATGTTACCTGACCTTAAAATACCTGTTTACACCTGTGAATTAGATCAAAGAGTACCAAAAGCCACTTTGTTTCCTATAGAAGAAGTTGCTAATGCTACTCAGTGTGCCTACTTTAACAACACAGTTGCTTATGCTTTAGGCTTTGCTATGTGGAATGAAGTAGAGTCTATTGATCTATTTGGCATAGATTTTTCCTATAGAAACGATTTACATTTTGCAGAAGCAGGCAGAGCTTGTGTTGAATTTTGGCTATCTAAAATGATGGATCATGGCATCACAGTTGGTGTTAGCCCTAGATCAACAGTCTTAGATGCCGATGTACCACCCACAGAAAAACTCTATGGCTATCATCGTTTAGAAAAACCTTTTTTAACTGTTATTCATGGCAATAAGTGGATTATAAAACCACATGATGAAATAGATAATCAATTAGCAAAAGATGGTTTTACCTTGCAAGAACATGAATTACCACCTGAGCCTTACAAAGGATAATGTCAGATAGCTTTATACAATTAGGCAAAGTAGAGGTTCATACCACAGAAAATAAAGGTCATGATCCTGAATTTTGGGCAAAGCAAACCACTGAAAAAATCTTAGGCATATCAGAAAATGCACCTGAACATGTTAGGTTGCAAGCTGAGGCTTTCAAAAATCATATTTATAGTATAATCTTAGCTAATATAAACAGTGCGATAGAATCTAAAAAGGTTACTATGGTTGGTTTATTAGTTAAACAAGGTCATGAAGACATGGCTAAGATTATAAAGGAGCTATAAATGGCAATTACATCAGCAATATGTTCAAGTTTTAAACAACAAATACTTGTCGAAGGACATAATTTAACCAATGGTGCAGATTCTATTAAGTTAGCACTCTACACATCATCAGCAACTTTGGGAGCAGGTACTACTGTATTTGTAACTACAGGACAAGCTACAGGAACTAATTACAGTTCAGGTGGATCAGCATTAACCAATGTTACTCCTGCGTTGTCAGGAACTACTGCTGTGTGTGATTTTGCAGATTTAACTTTTGGTACAGCTACAGTTACAGCTAGAGGTTGTTTACTGTATAACACTACCAATGGTAATAAAGCAATTTGTGCAATTGACTTTGGTGGAGATAAAACTAGCACAGCAGGCGATTTCACTGTGGTTTTCCCTAGTGCGACTGCAACTGGTGCGATTATTCGTTTGGCGTAAATTTTCAAGTTTATGGTAAACTTTTATGACAATAAAAGAGTTTACTTATGCCTTTAGCAAAATTTAATTTCAAAGCAGGAATCAACAAAGAAGAGACTGATTACTCAGAGGAAGGTGGTTATGTTG